TCGCGAACTTCGTCGTTGATCGAATAACTAAATTCCATGAGACCCCTTGTGGCCCGGACATTCTGGCACAGAAAAGCGCAACGCGCATGGTTTGCTCTGTAACAACCGAATCTCTCTAGATTCGATCGTCTTAGATGAGACTCACCCTGTTACGTCGTGAGTGTCGTAGTACTTTCGCACTATCTGCCACCAGTTTTCTTTGTCTTTTTCTATATCTTTTTCTCCGAAACTAAATACCTGAACGCTATATTCAGGTATAGGAGTAGATACAATTATCTGGGTTTTCGATATTTTAATACCCAAGCATTTTTCGGCTGCAATTGTATAGGCAGCAAGCTGGAGTTTCGTTTTCTTGAATTTAAAGACTCCACTGATTAGTGCTTTCTTTAAGTTCTCTGGGATGTCAGCTTTGCTTGAAGGGAACTTCGCGCTGTATGGTCCTACGGACGTTTTGAAGTCGCCCAGGATGATTTCGCCGTTGCTGTCTTTATAAATGATGTCGCAGCAGCCCGCCCAGCCATGGCCTGTTGGAGCATCGTAGTAGTGTATGCGTCCGACTCCGTCATCCCCGACGTAGCGGGACCAACCGGGTTGGTTGTAGGGTTTTTCACTCCATAGGACGCGTCCGCTGCCGATCAATTCGTCAACTTTCTCTGGAACGTCCTTCCAATAAGGCTTAAGATCTTCTCTGGGGTTTACTGTAATCCCCCTGATGTGGTTCTCTACCGCCTCATGGATCCAGCTTCCACGAGCTGCTGCAGCGTCAGCAACGCCTGGATTTAACGCATTCCAATGCGCTAGCTTACGCTGTGTCTCGGCGCTCTGCGTGGCGGATAAAACAGATGTCACCGAAGGCAAAGGCACATCTACACCTTCGCAACGGTAGTGACGTAAACCGTTGACCGTGAGCCTGGTACTATTAGACACGTTAAGGAAGACGGGAATTTCCGTCTTAAATCTTTGAGTATTCTATACCTGTTGATGCTGAATTAAAACCTTAAAGCTATTTGCGGAGAGGGGCCATCATCATCTTCGTCTTCCTCGTCACTGTCGTCCCCACCGATATAGAACTCATCTACTTGATACTTGAAGTCTCGTTGAGCATCAATCATTTGCTCGTGGAGGCATTGGCCTGCGTTAAAAGACTCAGTAACAATTTCTGCGCATGTCTCTGCATCTCTTGCTTCGCCGTCGGGGGAAACGCATTCCTGGAGTAGCTGGGTTGAAACGAGTAATGATGCGATCCGATCAAGACCACGGTTTGTCTCCGTCAGTTTTTCAAGCAGTTCCCGGTGAAGTTTTTCGATTTTATGCACTTTGATTTAAGAGGAGGGGCGGAACTGACTGCCAATCTACAAGAAACTCGATGTTCGTGCCATCCATCCAGTTCTTCGGTTGCCTGAAGACAAACCATGCGGACGTTACAGAATCACGCGACTTGCTGACAGTGCTGAACTGCGGCCGTGGCGAGAAGATCATCAAGTCAGACAGCTTACTGTTTTGGAACAACTTGCGCCGTTTGGCTACGGGCTCTAGAAAGCTTAAGCGGTCTAATACAATCACACCTTTGTTTGCTATTTTTATGCCGTAGTCTAGAACGTAGTGTGTCTCTTCTTTTAATCCTGTTGTGTTTGCAATTACCCAATCGTACACACCTTGCTTTGCAGTCCACCAAAGGGGATCGAAGATATGGACTCCTTTCTCGTAGCTGTCGCAGTCCAGCTGTTGTTGGTTGAACTGAGCCGCCAGCTGTCCTTCTAGATCGCAGGGCAACAACAGCCTGCCAGTCAAGGAGAGACGTGATGATAGTTGATGAACAATGCCTTGAGGGATTTGATAGAAGTTGGTGCTCATGGTGATTTGATTACGTTAGGAAAAGATGAATTCTAATCCTGTTTGCAGTGCCTTGATCCTAGGCTTAACGCAGGGTCACCGAGTCTCATGCGTCTCTTCGAGCTCACCGCTGAACAAAGTTTCCTTCACCAGCGGGTCATCAGGGACGCAGACAAGCTAACCAAAGAGGAGCTTGTGAAGATCCTTGGGGATATACACCGGCTATACCTGATCAAGGGCGGGTTGTTTACGAGGCTCGTCAACTGGTGCGCTCGGACCGGCGTGGAACTTCCGCCGTTAACCGAACTGTATGGCGGAGAGTCGCCTCTTTTAGATGCAGACGCGGACCCAGACGTTGTCTGACCCCTTCTCAAAACCCCAGCGTTCTGCGTAGCGCATCAGCACGTCACGGGTGCTGTCTTCGGGGTAGATAAACAGAGGGTTTGAAGTGTAGTCTAAGACGAGACGCATGAGACGGGCGCAGACTGCCCAGCATTTCAGGTCGCTAACGTTTTGAATGCGAGCTGCTCTGCGTGCCCTCCTGTTCTTTCTGTTGCAGAACCAATCGTTCTGGGCTCGCTTGCTTTTGCAGATGCTCAGGGCCACATTACCTGCAAACCCATAATCTTGAATAACGATCGCGATCCACAGGTTCTTGTATTTAATTCTGTAGCGGTAGTCAGAAAGCATGTAAAAAAAAAGCCCCCGCGTAGGAGGCTCAGACCTTGGCTCTGAATCAGTTTAGATCAGAAATCTAAACCGAGCTTCTTGGCTTGTTCTTCCGTAAGCTCAAGTTTCTTTTTTGCCGAGGGAGGTTCGGCGGCAGAAGCTAGGGCTTTGGGATCGCCGGCGGAAGCGAGCTGTTCGGTAGTCGGGTGACTACGCGCAGCTTGGAACGCAGCTTTGATTGCCGCGTGGTCTCCGCCGAGGGGCAGCTCCACCAGATCACCACCAGGGATCACAGACTTCAACACGTTGCTCGCAGACTCGGCGCCGCCGTTCTTGAGCCAATCGGCAATGTCCTTGATCAGCTGCTGCTCCTCTTCGTTTTGGGGCGGCCGATCAGCAAACGAAAGTGCGTTGTAGTTGATCTTGGCACCGTCGGCACCGGTCATGGGATCGCGCTCGTTGAAGGAGCGAGTCTCGAATTTCGTGGTCGTAACCACGGTGCCTACGTTGATCCTGTTGTTGTACAGGTTCTGGAAGTAAGAGATGAAGTTCTTCTGGGAAGACTTGCCGCTGATGATGCTGGTTGTTACGCAGCGTGGGGGCAGCAGGCGATGTTTGGGCGACACGCCGATGTAGGCAATGCGAAGGAACTCTTCGCCTTGGCGCATCCCAAGGTTGCCATAGAACGGACTGAACCCAAGCAGAATGAATTCAATGGGAATTCCGTTGTCGTTTCGGTCGACGATGGCGGAGTCAGGATCGACGTCGGATTTCCAACGGCGAGCTTGGAGATCAATTCGTAGTGTGTGCGGAGGAACGTTGCACAGGATTTCCGATTCGGAAAATTCGCCAGCGATGTACATCAGTTAGTTAGCGGAGGAGATCAGAGCGAGAAATCAATAGATCCAAGGGCAGCGGCAGCGACCTTACCCTTCTCAGGATCGGCAGCCTTAGTAGGTGCCTTACGGGTCGACTTCGGGAGATAAAGAACTTTGTCCAGGTTGTAGTTCAGGTAGTTTTTGTCGTCTTTTTCGGAAGTGGATACCCGACCAACTGCAATAGTTGGTGTCCCCGGTGCAAGATCGGAGAGTTGCTTACTCAGCTCATTCCACGCTGTGATTTTGAACCACTGTGTTTCGCTGTCTTCAGCCTGCCAGGCAAGGGACCGATTGGTTACGGTCGAATCACCCAGTTCAACTTCGTCTGCTTTAGGGCCGAGGCCCCCCGTGGCAATGAACAGGTTAATCGCCAGCAAATCACTGAAGTTTTCTTCGGTGACCACGAGCATGGGTTGCATCTGAAGGACACCATCTACGGTTGCCCGCGTGGGACCCAGCGCCAGGACGGTTTGACCTTTTTTAAGATTGCTGAGGAGTTTTCCGACGTAATGGTCAGATTTTTGAAGGAGTTGGATTTTGGTTGCGACTCGCTTGTCGTTGGAAGGCAGAGCCTCGGCGAGCACGTTGGTCGTTCCTTCGTCTGTCTGCGCCTCAGAGGTGACGCACAATCCCAGAATGAAGACGTTCATCCTTGAGCTTCCTGTAGATCGTTGAGCGGTTTACGTTAAGTGCCTTGGCGATCTGACGAGCAGAAGCGCCTTGGCCATGGAAGGCTAGCAGCATTTGAATGTCGCCGCTGGTTAGTTTCGCATTTTTCTCACTGTGATACTCAAAGTGATACGGGTTTACACAGAGAGGGTTGTCGCACCGTGGCTTGGGCATGGCACCGTCCCTCGGGATGTCTAGATATTTAAGTATCGTAGTTCTGACGTAATAGCGTTTACTTAGCGCATAGAAGCAGGGGCTTCCGTTAGTTATAGATCCCTCCCACACAGCACAATCTCTTTGATTGAAATCGTTTAGTGCCAATCGTTCAAATAAGTTTGAGACTGGGGTTGGTCTGGATTTCAAGTAAGTTATTTGATATTTGTCGCAATCTAAAGCCCTGCTTATATCGAGGGCTTGACCTTGGGCATGTGCCGTGTCCGCCGCGACGATAGACAGGGCTAAGGATTTGTTATGACTGTTAAATACTATGCTGTGATGTTCCAAATTTTACTTCTTCTTGCCTTTACCGCCATCATTTTTACTAGCGGCCTGTTCTAATACCTGACGAGCTTGGTTGCTGAGTTCAACCCGACCTTTGTCTGCGGCTTTTAAAGCAGACTCCGCAGCTTTGGCGTTATTACCAGGAGCTGATAGCAGTGCGGCCGCTTCGTTGCGGCTCAGCGTGGATTGCGCCTGAGCAGTCTGGCCGCCTTTCGCTGCCGCTAAAACACCTGTGTTTCCCGGCTGAGCAGCTTGCCTTTGCTCCACTCGCTGAAACGCTGCGAAAGCGCCAGCAGGAGCTTCTGCGCTTGAAGGCGCAACATAGGTTCCTTTATTCGCCGTGGATGCAACAAAACCTCCCGATGCTTTTTGAATCGTTGTCGGTTGTTGTTTTGTGGAGGTTGCCCAATCAGGTTGCATTCCTCTCTGGGGAGCTGTGGCCGCCGGGGCAGTCGTCTGTGCTGGGGCAGTCGTCTGTGCTGACGTATCCCCTTCGCCTCCTCCACCGATCGTGCCGTAGTTGACGTCCCCGCTGTAATAATCTCCGTAGTACTGTTGCCAATTACCGCCGACAACGGGGGCGTTGTAAGTGGTGGTCCCACCGCCTGTACTTGGCGTTGAGGAAGGTGTCGAGGGAACCGAGGGTGTCTGTACTTGAGCACCAGGAATCATGCTCGCCGTGGTGTAGTTACCTGCGCCAACGCGACCGCCTCGGACACCCTTGTAATCAGTAGTAACTAAATCTCTAACACCGCCAGGCAGCCCGGCCATGTAATCGCCGTATAAAGTCGCTGTCGTTTCTTCTTTTTTCGTTTCTCCGGTGACGTCTGTTGCCGGCGAAACAACAGGAGTAGTTTCAGTGGGCTTATCTACTTCTTCTAACTCTGCGTCCATGGTCTCGAATTGAAGACCAGGGAATCGCTGCGTCAGGATATCTCGAATACCTTTGACGTCGCCCGCTTGCATGGCTTGCGACATCGGACCGACCTGAGGCGTGCCGCTGATTCGGAAACCGTAAGCAGGAGTCGCAGTCACTAATCTGAACCCAATCTTAGTTACAGGATAGCAAAATTACTATACGTTTTCAAAGTACCGTCGTAGCTGGTGGCCTTTTTTGACCACCATATCCAGCGTATTTAGTGTGAACAACGCATCTTCATAGGTTTTAAATACTTGAGCGTTGCCTCGCTCTCCGCTGTATTTAACCAGTGTTTTGTTTTTAATCGCTTCCACCACAAACTTACCCTCCGGGTTTGTGATGACCCAGACCTCCCTGAACTGTAAGTGAGTCCGAGTCGCCACTTCGGCTTCGGTAAAGAGCTGCTTTTTCTTTGGTACTTTAGAACGGATCTTGGGCGCTTCTAACTTTTTTAAGGTGTTAGCTGCGCTACCGATTTTATTTTGACGCTTTAAGGATCGAGCGTGGTTAGCCGCCGCAAGGGGCGAGTCAAACTCTGTCAGGCAGACAAAGAAGTTATCCTCGCCCTCAATTACACCAAAATACTTCCCGTCGTTTTTCAGCGTAAATACATCTTTTACGTTACCCTTAGGCACAGCGAGCAGCCGAGACATGGAGTACGTTTGCGGTTTCCTTAGGTTAGTAATTTAGCACACCTATGTTGGGTGTGTGCTTACTTCGCGCTCCAATCCTCCCCAATTCCAGCTTCGGCGACGAGTCTAGTTTTGTTAAAGACCGTATCACCTGCGGCCACCATTATGTCCGACAGTTTGTGCTGCCATTCATCAGCTAACTCCTCTCTCACTTCGAGCACGATTTCATCGTGTACCACAGCCACTAAGCGGACGTCGTCTCCTATGGACGGATTCAGCTCGCCCAAAGCAACCTTCAAGATGTCAGCGCCAGAACCCTGAATCAATGTGTTGGCGGCGATGGTCATTTTGGCATCGTCAAAACTGAGTAGACGGCGCCGTCCCATAGCTGTGCGGGTGTAGCACCAACCGTCTTGCACGAGAGCACCTCGCTCACGATGCCACTGCCGCAGGCGAGGATACGAAGCGTGGAACTTTGCGTGAGTCACTTTGCTTTCCGATAAAGTCAGCATCAATCCAAAAGACGCCGCAGCATATGTTTTGAATTTCGAGTAGCCGATCCCGTAGATCATGCCAAAGTTTGCTCCTTTCGCCATCTGTCTCTGCTGCTTTGTAACTTCCGAAATATCACAATCGTTCATACGACTTGCTGTTAGTGTATGTAGATCAATGTCTTGGTTATACGCCTCCTGCATCTCCGGTATATTCGCTAGCTCAGCTAGCAATCGGAGCTCCATCTGGGAGTAATCGCAGATAACTAGTTTGAATCCGGGAGAGGCAACGAAGCACTCTCGGAAATTTTTGGAGCGAGGAATCTGCTGCAAGTTCACCGCGTAGGTTTGTTTTCCAGATTTTTTCGTTGTTCTCTTAGCTCCTGTGCATGTGAAGCGCCCGCTGTTAGCACCAAACTGGTTGTAGAAGCTGTGAATTCTGTTGGTAACAGGATTGATGTTGTCAATCAGTTTAGTTATATGCTCTAGCTTTGTTTCTGTTTTAACGCGTTGGCGGAACAAAGCCAGCGTGGGGTCGTCGCTGTTGAATTCGGACAGAGAGATCTGGCTTAGGGTTTGCTTTTTGGTTTCTAGGTCAAACGGCAGCTCGATTCCACATGCGTTAAAAGCTTTGCAGACTTGGGCGCAGCTCGAAGGATTGAACTCCTTTTTCGGTTTTTTACCGACGGCAATGTTCCCGTCCACGTCGCGAGGCAATTTAGCTTCTTCCGGCAAACGAGAATCGAGCTCTTCGACAAACTCTTTGGTCTTCTCTTCCAGTTCTTTTCGTATCTCGCTCTCTAGATTTTTTAGCTTAGCTACGTCCACTGCGAATCCCCTGTAGCACATCCAAGCTACAGGGCGTACAGCCTTCGATTCCATGCTGTAAACGCCCATGAGGTCTTCCTCTTTGAGCTCTTCGATCTGCAACGCTGCGACCTTAGGCAGTAAGTCCACGTCGCGGGCTGCGTATTCGATCTGTTCTAGGTCTAGCTCCGGTGCGCCCCAATCAGAAACTTGCAGTTCCTTATCTATCTGTAGTTCTAGTCGCCGCTCTAGAACGGCTTTAAGGGAACAGGATACGTCAGCGAAATAGGGTTTGTTTGCCTGCGGAGAGATACGCTTCTCCTTAAAGCCTGCCCGCAGTACTCGCTCGGCAAGATAAGTATCAAAGACTTTTCCTTTGTAATCGATACCCAAGCTGAACAGAAATTGAAAATCAAAATTGGCGTTGTGAATCACAAACAACTCTCTTGTTTCTATGTAGTTTCTCAGCTCATCATCTACCGGAACTTTAAACAGATCGAACACGTAGACGCAGCGATCTTCTAAAGTCGGCGACGCGTCACAGAGCTGCAGCAAACGACACCGAGCCAGAGAGGCTTGTAGCCCCGTGGTCTCTGTATCCAAGCACAACTTATTTATTTCTTTGAGTTCATTCAGTGCTTGCTTGTACTGATCTGTCGTTTGAATGAATTTAACTTGCATAAAAGAAAGCCCCGCTTTCGCGAGGCTGAGCGGTGTTTGAGAAGTTTACCTGAGCTTTCAGCGCAGGCGGGTTTTGAAGGAATTCAGAATGAACTGCTCGGCGTCTCCCCACAACTCGATCATCTCCTTGCCACGCTCGTTCAGCTGCACACTGTAGAAGGGCCGGAGCATTGCTCGCACTTGCGAAGTTTGGTTCTCGTCGCGGCTGCCGCGTGAGATGTTGCTGCGACGCTCAACGAGGTCGTTCTTCATGAGCCATTGCAGAGCGTCGCGCAGGCCGATATACACCGGCGAGACGTGGAAGGTTTCGCGACGCGAGATGCCAGCCCGGAAATCTTTGGGTTCCCACGCCCCGTTCCTCAGCTCAAAGCCTTGGAACAGAACTGACTTCGGGCTCACCTCAAGGTTGTTCACCCAATAGCTTGCGACTTGGCGCAGCGTCCACCAGGATCCGTTGCTGGCGGAGCCGAGGATCATTGCTGTTCCGACTGCCCACAGTCCGTTAGACCGGTGGAGATCCTCCAGCAGCTGGTCAACCGGCCGCTGGATGGACATCACTTCGAGCTGCTTCGTCAAAGCAATCGGAGCTTCCAAGGCGTCGCTCACGGAAATTTTCCATGCGAGGTTCGCAAGCTCTGGAGATTTCTTCTCTACCGAAAGCTTGAAAAGCTTTGCGCTGTCTACCTTGCGGAGGTTGAGAACCGATGCGAGCTCGATCTTGATAGGAGAGGCAGACGTGGCTTCAGCCAGGGCCACCGCCTCGTCTTTGGTCAGATCTTTTCCTTTGAGTGTGTAGGTAAACATGAGAGCCAAGGGCTTTGACAGGTAGATGGTAAAGGCTTTTCACGGACTCTGCAACCGTTTATCTAAAGACTTTCTAAACCCACAACGCGGTAGGCCCGTCCTCTTGTCCCTGGGGCGCCTCGACAGGGAGCCAGACGATGGTTTTACCGTCTGGACCCAAAGCCGAGATGTGTAACCTGTTGTTGCTCATCCAGAACTGCCCCACACAATGCGGCGTGGGACTCTCGGACTGCTCCCTGACCTTTTGTGCGGTGTCGTACTCGGCGATCAGCTCGTTGAAAATTTCACCGGCGTTTGATGTCATCGGATTGCTTTCTGAATAGCGTCTACAACATTATTATCGTCGGAGGTATCTACGGTGTAACTCTCGTCACTAAATGTCGCAACCACCGGGGGAAGGTGCCTGGCGATGCAGAACGTTGTCCACTGAGTGCCTGTAGATTCTTTGAACGCTTTGAGGCGCTTGACGAACGCATCGGTGACCGCCGACTCGCCGTCGGTAATCATCAAGACGTCGCTGTTCTTTGTCAGCTCGTCATTCTTCAGCGCGTGGTCAATCACGCTGTTGAAGTTTGTGCCTCCGCGCAGAAACCAGTCGCCTACAAAATCCAGCAACTTTGAGGCACTTGCTTTGTTGGGTTCGATCGTGACACTGTTTTGAATGAAGGTATCAAATAGGTTTATCTGCACCTTGCGACGTTGCTTCAGAGCTTCTTCAGCAATGACGAATGCAATGGCTTTGGACCAGATTTCGCTGGCACCTGTCATTGATCCCGACACGTCGATGTACATCACGATCGGACCTTTGCCTAGATCTTTACGACTGGCGGTATAGTCCTTGGTAAGCAGAGTACGTTCAGAGTATTTGAGAGCAAATAATGCGCGGCCTTGCGGCGTAGCCGCTAGTGCAATTTCGCTGGGAAATGCTTGCGTTATGTTGTTGTCGAATTTGGCACCGGTGATGTTCTCGTAGTTGCTCTTTGCCTTACGAGCACGCTTGCGCTCTGCCCAGATCCGCCGGAGGGTACCGAGCCGCGTGGCGATTTTACGCAGCGTCTGATTCCGGTTCAGCCGTTTGGCCAGCGCTTTCTTATCTGCCAGCGTGCCCGACGATGCGCCCTGACCCGCTGTGTCACCGAACAGGCTGCTCATTTGTTCCTGCAGTTCGTCGTTAGCCTTGTTGACGCTATCGACGATCCTGCTGGCCTCAGCGCCCACCTGCTCTTTGGCCTCCTGGATCGCGTCGTTGATCTGGTTGATCAACTCTTTAGCTTGCTGTCTGATCTCAGCAGCTTTGCCTGTGTTTCCCTTAGCTGTTTCTTTTTGGAACTTGTCCCGCAGCTCCTGTAGCTGCTGTCCGCTTTTGGTCAGCAACTCTACGTCAAAGGTCTGCTCGCTGATTGCTTGCTCGATGGCTTCGGCAAGCTCGTTCAGCAGCATCACTGCGTTGTTACCTGAGGCGAACTGATCGCCCACGCAGCGGTGCAGCAAAAGAGGCCAGCCTGCGGCGTTGGTCAGCTCATCCATGACCGCAAACCACACACCGTTCTCCGGGCGGTAATTCTCAGGGAGCTTTGCGGGCATCCCGTCGCACACAGCACGGAAGTAGTCCTCGACGTCTTGTTCGCTGACAAGCCATTTGACTTGATCTTCGTTATACAGACGTTCGAAAATTTCTTTACCGAAGCGGCTCAGTTGAACAATCTCGTAGTTGTTAATTAAGTAGTTGACGCTGGGTTTCTGCTCGCGGACAAAGTCGTCCCACAGAAAGTCAGCCAGTGCGCTGCAGTACAGAGTCAGCGGCTGATTCTCGACAATACGTAAGAACTCTCGACGTGTTTGTGTCATTTTTAGTAAAAAGAAGTGGGTCTGACTAAAGGGCTTCAAGCTCGTCGGCGATGGCAAGGATTACATCAAGAGCATCTTTCCACCCATCAACATAACTCTGGTGAACGTAGTCAATGTCTTCAATGTGAGCTTTTGGGTGTGCTTGCTCCGCAGTAGCACGAATGGCGGCAGCAATTGCTACCACATCCATCTCATAAGGATCGGCTTCCCACTTTGCTATGAGCGCATTCAATACTGCGTGAGCAGAGGGTAAAAGTTTAGACATGGTGTTTAGTTGATCGGACTAAGAGGGGTCGTAAGTAGCGGCAAAGATGTCAGGCTTGCATGGGTAGAACTCACCCTTGATTCCTTTAATGATCCAGTCGCCGGGGTTGGCTCGATGCGTCCCCTCAAGGGTCTCAATCAGCAGAAACT